ACGAGCTTTATTAGGAGCAGCAGCTGGATATGTAGTGGCTAAAGGTTGGCTAGATGCAGATATGGCTAATGAAGTTATTGGAGCTGTATTGCTCATAATGACTGCAGGCTGGTCTGTTTTTGATAAGAAAACTGCTGAGGTAAAACTTCAGAAAGCAGTATCTGCACCCGAAGGAAAGTCTGAGTAATGGTATATGCAACTGGCGTTTTGTTTACTATGTGCCTAGGTTTAATTGCCTGGATAGTATCACAGGCTAAGACTATAGGTAAACTTAATACCGAAGTTGATATGGCAAAACGCCAGTTGCAGCAATATATAGAATCGCAGGAGAAATATGATGAAATTCAAAATGAGCCTTCTAGCACTAGTATCTCTGATGCTATTGACAGCATGTGAAACTATTAAAACCGGCGTTTGGTATCCACCTCCATTTAAATTTCAAGAAGAAACTAAAAAATGGCTTAAAGAATCAGAGGCAGTTAATGCTCCTCCGATCCAAGCCATAAATGATTTTGATAAGCTGTCAAAAAGAGAAAGGGCGATAGAAGCTAATCGCCCTTTCTAGTTGAAGGTATTTATTTGGCCCACTCTCGTGTGTACCGATCTGGCAGTTTGCTACAAGTATATCTATCGTCCTCTACAAAGTTAACAACTTGCACACACTCTCCAGACGAATGACTATACTGCACAACAGGAATTGAAGCCCATTTGCTAATTGCTATAGCAAACCAAACCACTAAAGAGCAGATTACTATAAAGCTTCCAGTATATTTCATCATAATATTCCCCTTTGTCTTTATTGGTTTTAAATCAATAATGTCTCTCATGATTGATCTCCATTCTTTTTAATTTGTTCTACTAAAAAATCTATAGTACCTTGAGCTAATAAACCTCTCATGTGCAGTATTGATCTAAGTTCTAATAAAAGCTTTTTACTTTCAACTTCTGTCAAATCAGGGTGGTTCATAATTCCGTCAATAGTGGTTGAAACAATAACGCTTATTCCCTGGATTGATTTATCAAATTGTTCATAAAATGGATTTGTCATATTATACCTTCTTTTCCTTTTATCCTTTTAGCGTAAGATCTTTAATCGTTCTTACTGATTCAGTATAAGGTGAATCTGACTTAATGTACAACACTTTTTTCATGTTTTATGAATTCAAGTAGGGCATCTTGGCCCTCACATTTCGCGTCAATAGCCTTCATAGCTACCTCATCCATTGTATCTTTCGTTAATAGATGTATGATTCTGACATCAAATGCTTTCTGTCCTTGTCCTCTCAATCTTGCGTTCAGTTGTTGATATAGCTCCAAATCCCATATACCTCCGAACCATATTATTATACTTCCTCCAAATTGTAAGTTTAGGCCATGCCCAGCGGCCGCAGGATGCAATAGTAATTGTTTTATATGTCCACTGTTCCATAAGTCAATCGTGTTAACGCAGGCATCAATAGCCTTAGACTGTGGCAACAAATTTTTAATACGCTTTAGATCACTTTTATAAGTATAAGCTATGATGAAATTTTCATCTTCGTTGTCTTCAATTATCTCTTTCAGCCTATTAAGTTTCACACTATGTATCTCATGCCATTTTTTATCTTCGTCGTATATGGAACCATTAGCAAATTGCAATAATTTATTAACGAGAGTTCCACCACTTGGAGCTAGTATTTCAACTCCTGATTCTAAGCTCAACATGAATTCTTTTTCTAGTTCATCATATTGCTTTCTTAAATTATCAGGTAAGTCTACAAATTCGTTATGGTAATCCAATGGTGGCAAATCAACACCCCAATCTTCTGCCTTCATTGACACGCAGACATCTTTAATTTTCTCCTTGATAAGGATATCTGAACCGTCTCTTAAAGACCAAGATCTACCTTTGAAACCGGACCGATAAAAGTATCTATTTCTAAATTCAGTTATTGTTCTACCTAATCTTGCACCACTATCTATGAGGTATAACTGAGACCATAGGTTCATATAGCTTTTTGGTGATGGTGTTCCAGATAAGAGTAAAACTGAATTGAAAAACTTATTTAGCCTCCTAAGTGATCTGAATCTTTTAGACTTGCTATTTTTAAAGCCAGATGATTCATCTATTATTAACATGTCCCAAGGCCATTTTCTAATAGACCTCATGTAGTTAATCAACCATTGGACATTTTCTCTGTTGGTAACTAATATATCGTGCTTAGATTCAATCGCAGCTATTCTCTGTTTAACAGATCCTGTGCATATTGAAAAATTTAGATCTTGTAAGTAATCCCATTCTTTTGCTTCGTTGTGCCATACCGTATTGGCAACTCTTAAGGGAGCAATAACTAAAACTTTAGTAACAAATATGTCTGATAAGAAATCATTTGCAACAGTCAAACTGGAGCAGGTTTTACCCATCCTCATATCTAAAAAGAGGCCGCATTTCTTTACCTTCTTGGCAAATTTTACGGCCTCTTTTTGACACAGACGTAAGTCTGATTTACTCCGCATTAAGCAGCTTTCTTGGTAGTTGCTTTCTTAGCAGCTTTTTTAGCAGTAGGCTTTTTAGCAGTAGGCTTTTTAGCAGGTGCTTTTTCAGCTTCATCTGTTAAATCATCTTTTTGTACTTTTTCTTTTTTGACTTTCTTAGGTTTCTCAGCCTTTTCAGGTTCTGGGATTGTTACACCAAGGTCTGAGACAAGGTCTTCTACAATAGCATTACGTTCCTGACTTACCTTGTTATCACCTTTACGTGCTTCTTTAGCAATAAAGCTCATAATTGTTTTGATGTCTTCACCTTTAAGATTTACATTGTAAGCAGTTTTCTTACCTGATTTTTCTGTTTCAAAAGGTGTAGATTTAAATAGGCAAAGAGCTTGAACAAGCCTACGTGAATAAGGACGAGTGGGTAGTTCAATAGTAGATGTTTCTTTTGATTTTTTGATGTTTTTTGTGAATTCAACAATGTCGTCATAAGTTTCAATAGTCATGGTATTCTCCAGGTTTTTTAGATTCATTTATTTGAACCGTGATTCATTCATAGTATGATTCTGACAGTATGTAAATGAAAAAAATGAATTTAATCGTAAGTATTTATTAACCTTATACCATCATCTATATTGTCTATTACGTATGTGGCAAATCCTTCTTCTTTGAATGTGTCCATATAATGCTTCTGTAGTTTTCTAAGTTCTTTGCCTTTCTGCTTAAATTCAATTAAGAAGCAAACACCTTTTCTAAAGAAGATCCTATCTGGTAATCCCCTGTTGCTGTCTGAGTTAAATTTAAAATGTTTCCACTTTTTAGCTTTTGCGTAAGCACAAACTTCTTTTTCAATCTTGGATTCTAACATGCCAAACCTCTATATTTGAGTCTCTTAAAATTTCTAAACCACTCGTGTCTTTGTAAGCCTCACCATACACGACTTTTTTGCAAGATGTATTTGCTATAAGTTTTGCACAAGTTGGGCAGGGAGATGTTGTCACATATATGGTATCAATCTCCATCACATTGTCACATTGCAGTAAAGCATTCATTTCTGCGTGTGTAGCTTTGCATGATTCTAAACCAGTTGAACTACCCATATTTTGCCCACCACAAGGTTGGTCTATGCAGTGGTTTTGCCCCTTTGGAACACCATTGTAGCCTGTTGCCTTGATATGACCATGTTTGTTTATAACAACACAGCCAACCTGCCTTCTAGGACATGTTGCTCTTTGGGACGCAAGTTTTGCTATCTGTAAATAGTATTGGTTTTTAGAGATCCTTTGTTGAGACTTCATTTTTATACTCCTGTATTGTTAAACCTGCTTCCTTAATAATCTTATCGTCTGACGGATGTTGTCTACCATTAAATGTGTCTACAAGTCCTAACTCTAGCATAGCCTTCTGTCTACCAAATGGGTGGTCATCTATCTCATGGCTAGACCAAATGGTATCTAAACATAGATGACTATAGTCTGCCTTAGGGTTGATGTAATTTTCAATCCAACGTATGCAGTCACAGGCAACATCCTCAGAATTATAAGGAACCATGTCAGTATCTGCCAGGATGCGCTCAGTTATCTCGTCATAGAAGTCTAAAGGCTTTTGGCCTTTTGGCCTTTCTGCCATATAATTTAAGCACTCCATTGCATTTTTGCCATAGAAGAAATGCGAATCTGTGTGCACATACTTTGGAAAGAAATCGGCAATATCCGCTAGCGTAGCTGCGTATTGGAAACGGAATACACGAAAGCCTCTTTCTTGGTTATATGATTCTAGCCAAGACATCATTTTGCGGAAACTTGTTTTCTTTTTCTTGTATAGGAAATCTGCAAACTTACGACAAAGATCAGGTAATATCTCTGCTATGAAGTAATCTCCGCCTCTTGTATATAAACCTTTTGGCTTAGGAAATGCTGCTATCTGATATCCCATAGAAGTAAATTTAGGACCGGATATATTGAGATAAGCTTCTCTTATTTCCTCTATGGTGTCACAGTTTGTAAAATGCAATAGCGGTGAATTATGGTAACCAGAGTCAGACAGAGAATAATTGATTCCTGAACCAGTTAACCTGTGAATAAAGAAGACATACAGCCATTCATCTAAATACCACAAAGATGTGTCAAAACTGTCTACAAGCTTTTTGCGCTTGTCATCCATTTTATGTTTGTAAGGATGATACTCAAATGGGTACCACATGTCCAATATTAATTGCGTAAAACCTGCGTATTTGCGTTCTATTACATCATACAGAAATACGTTTTTGACAAGGTCGTCATCAAAGGGTGTTTCGCTGTAAGCTTTTGTCCCTAGGTTGCAGTTCTCGTGTTGCCATTTTGCTATATCGAAATAATGCAGAAATTCTTCATAGTATTTAGTTGTATTGGTCATTTGATTTTTCCTTTTAACTCTTCATGCATATCGTTATAATATCTCAGATAATATAGACAATCATATTTTTTAGATAATTCAAGGCCTACCTTTAAACAATTGTGAGAAGGGAATTTATATTCTAGCTCCTGAGATCTATTCTTTTTGAATCTAACAGAATAATAGCCATCAATCAAACCTTCACCAATTAGCTTAAATTCACTAAAGTTAAAATTCCTAAATCCTACAGATTCAAATTGGCTTAAAGTAAAGTCATAGTATACTCCACGTTTACTTCTAATGACGGTGTGGCTTAAAGGTATATTATTTTCTAATAGGACCTTGCCTCTATAGGTGTTGTAATCTGGACCAAGTATCATACAAGCTAACTTAGATACTTGAGAGCAATACATCGAACGTTGCTTTGATAGATTATATTCAGATATGTTCTTGATAAGATCTTCGTAGCCATTTCTATTAGTTTTGAATTTAATTATATTACCCATTTCTGCGTCCATAATTTTAGCGCATTCTTCTGGTGAAATAAAATCCAAGAACATGTCAAATTTGTCATCTACCTTAAGCATAACTGAAAGCCTCCATATCATTCCATTCTCTCACGGCGTCTATTGATTGCCAATCATCTACCTTCTTTAGGCGTTGAGTAATTTGCCTGTCTGATCCCACATTGATAAATACCGCACCTGGTTTCCCATGCTCAATGAATACTTTATAAGCTTTGGCGTCGTAGGTTTCTGTCGTGTGGAATTCAGGAATATAATCCGATGCTTTGTAGAAAGACTTGTGGTAAGAAGTAACTTTAGCATAACCTTTTTCTCCATCTTTAATATTTCTTGCAACTGCAACGCCATTTGGTTTACTATTAGGCCAGCCTATCTGTAGAGCACGAATCATTGTTCCAGTAGATACTGAACAATAAAATTCAGTTGGTTCTCCGTGCATTAAAGAATGATTCTCACACATTGATATTAGGCCAGCTGTGACAATAGGGGTATCTGCTAAGCCAAATGGCAAAGCAACTGCATCAAATTTAAGTGCCCACTTTCTTATCCAAGAATTCAAAGCGGGCATTGCAGGTATACGAACAAATCTTAAGTCACAATTTTTGTAACCTAAGACCACAGCCTGTTGTTCAGTTACCTGCTTGGATGCTCCGGCGAAAAAGACTGCCTTCTTGCCATAGGTCTCAGCAAGCATCGCAATTGCTTCAGATGCGTGACCTACTCTTGGTGAAGCGTATCCCATTAAGTTTGAAGGTAATGTGGCTATTAGTTTTTCTGCACCATGTGCCTTTAGTCCACATGGACCTTTTGCAAAGTCAAGAATAAATATATCATCTCTTTCAGGTGATGGGTAAAATTCTGGATAAGGCAATACAGATTTAAAGTTGCCGTAAAGTTTTAAGTAATATTCTTTCGCTTCAAGTATGTCATTTTTTGAAGGAATATCTTTGTTCTTTTTTGATGTTGTTACTTCGTACATTTTACCATCCTAATACTGATCTATAGTTTATTGGAGCAATATGCACAGAAGATGTCATTTCCATTATCCCGTGTGCATATTCTCCTGGGTGCATCTCGTACCAATCCGATGGCGGCATGACAACATTATGATAGTTATCTAAATAGTTGATAAAAGACATTGTCCATTCATACCTATCATACCTAGATCCATAAAAAGGTTTTCCTTCATACATTCCTGATTTTGGTATTCTCCGTTCTTCAAACTCAATAGGAACGGGTGCGCAAGGGTTAATCACACATTCTAACTTATCTTCTGCTTCTATAATCTGATCAGAATATTGCTTGGCCATTTCTTGTGGATCTATACCTAATCTTAAAGCATGGAACCTAACATCCACAGAACCAAGACACAAATCAATCTCATTAGAAGGAACAAACCTTCTGCGACTAGAAAGAGTGTCAAGAATATAATTATAAACTCCTTTGGAGATACAGTAATGAAGTGTTCTTCCATTTTCCCTGAAGATTTTTTGGTTAGGTAATGAATAAGCAACTGCATGGCTATCTCCTATCATAGTTTTGTTACAATTTATAAGTTGGGACATACCTAAAGTTTCTGAAGAATTTAAGCAACCTTCAATATCATCAAGGAAATCCCAATCAAGTTTTTTAGACGTTGTTTTTGCACCATACCTTTTTTCTATTTGGCCCACGTAATCACAATCTGTCACATCCCAATCTAGGGATATAATCTCTGCGCCATTTTTCCATGCTTTAATTAGTTGCTCACATTTTGCATATACTTGGTCATTGAACCCACCAAATAGGTTTAACGATCCTGAGAAATTAACACCATGGTCGATATAGATCTCGTCATATAGGCTAAGATCTGTTTTAGAATCAGCTATTTCACACCCTTCTAAACGTTGCTGCCAAATGATCGACCAGCCTTTGACATGAGACTTGTTTGATTTAGGAATAGGGGTAAAAGGATTTGCTATAATTTTTTTCATTTTATTCTCCTAAAAACTTAAAGTGTCTTTCATACACATGAAGTGACGCAGCATTCCAGTAAAGATTGCCCTTTTCTAAAGATGGGTTGCCAAGTTGATTTAGAACACGGATAGCTTGTTCATGGACATAATTTTGCCAATAGCGATCATTCTTATAACCAAACACTGCGTCATTGCTTCTCATGAATACCATCATGTGGAGCTTGCCATCCCTGATGATAAGCTGTGTGGCGTAAGTGCACATAAAGTCTTTACAACCATCTTCAAATGCGTCATCATGCATTGTTGGGCGGATATAAATCATTGAAGCTTGTCTGCTGTATCTATCTTTTACAAGTGCAGCAATTGCCCTATGGAATTGTCTTTCATTTTCTTGGCTATAAATGCACCAACCATAATTGGAATTTATCATACCTTGCTTGGAGGCTACTTGTTTCCATATCTCAGGTATTTTGCCAGTAATATCGTTGATGTTTAGGCTTTCTGATAAATACCAGTCAAGTTCACGTTGCATGTAGCCATCATCAATTTTACCAAATATAGATGGCTCGTCTGCAATAAAGGAAGCATTAAGAATTTCTACAGTTCCATTTTCACAAGGTCCATGCAACCTATAGGTATCACGTAGTTGTCTGCGGATTGCTTTTGTTGTTAGCATTTTTAGCCCTTTCTAATTCTTTAAGATAATTTTCTAATCCAGTTGCGTAACCTACTATGTCATGGATATTGTCGATGTAGAAAGGATCTCCACAAACTGACCTTGCTATTTTATGGAATATCATGTGGTAGATCTCAACATGCATGTCACTAAGTTTGTCATAGTTTGGAGCAGTTTGGATAACGGCCATGAGGTTTTGAGACACAACAGCATTGTCTTCAAAGCTACCGTATCTACCACCTCTTTCTTTTAATGTGGTACTAATTTGATCCATTGGTAAAATCTCCTGGGAATAATTTAAGCGTTTCCTGCTTGTCGTCTTTTGTAAATTCAATAAGATCTGTAAGATCTGCTGCTTGCCAACCAATTGGTTTAACCAAGTCAAGAGCGAAACCACCTCTTTTCTGGTTAGGTCCGACTTCTTTTGATAAGTTGGCTGACATAACTCTGTTAAAGGCGTCTTCGAAGATATCAAGCATTCCTTGCCTTTCTGCGGTCCCGAAAGCGAAGACAACGAGATCCACCAGAGCATCGAGCTCATCTTCTGGGTTAATGGCTTCTTCATATTCTTGCACCTCTTCTTTTAGACATTCAATACGGAATTTCTTTTCTTCGTCTGTAAAGTAAACTCGTTCAGATGGAATTCCAAATTTATTATGCATCTTTTTAATATATGTAAGCATTCTATTCATCGTTAATTTCTCCTTTTGTGGTATTATTGCATCTCATTTTTTGTTCTATGATTGTGAAAGCACTATTAAAAGCCATAAGTACTTCTGATGTGTCTTTGTCACACTCTAATGATTTTTCATGCACAACATTTCCGATCATTGCAACAGTTTCGTAAAAAGAATAACCATGGCCTTGTTCATTGCCCGGTTCTAGGTCGTTAGCGTGGAAATCTATAATATTGCTAATTCGTTCATAAATGTAATCGTGTAATTCTTTATTCTCCATGTCCTATATCCTTTAAAATTTGTTTAGCTTCGTCGACATACTTCTCATAATCAATATGATTTGGGATAGTATTTGTGAGTTGCATTATTGGAAATGCACCGTCAGACTTTGCAACCTTATTGCCATTTTTCTTATAGCGTATTGGTTCACCATCTGTTGAATATATCCATCTTACAACTTTTCCTAAATAATCTTCACGCCATACTGCACCTCCAGTAACAGATCTCACAACTAAGAAATCTTTAATGTCTTCATGATTGTATATTGTTTCGGCAATAGGTACACCATTAATCAGAAATTTTTCAACTGATTTTACAATAATATCGCCTTGTGGGTTTTTACCCAATTGATTTAGCGTGAAAATGC